CAGAGGACGAGACGATCAGCAGTAGGGCAGGCCGCGCCGCGAGGCGCGGGGACCGATGGGGCTGTGTGCTTTGCAAGCTGCTGGACAAGATCGATCCGGACCACTGCGAGAAATCAATCGGCAAGTGGGCTCCCTAGCATGGCGGTCATGAATGCCATGACCAACAACGCCTCATCCGGTGACGTGATCCGCTCTCGTGAAGAGTTGGCGTCGTTTTTCCTTGGCCTTGATGCAAAACGTCCGGGTGCATGGATGCAATACGGCTGGCCTGAGACGGTTGGCTTTGAGCAGATGTACCGGGCCTACGAGCGATCTGGCGCAGGCTTTGGTGCCGTTCATCGCTTGGTGGATGGATGCTGGCAAAAGAAGCCGCGCATCAAGTCTCCTTGGCAGGACAAGGAAACGCCGTGGGAACGCAAGGTATCCCAGGTCATCAAGTCCATTCGCGGATGGGCCAAGCTGAAAGAGCTTGATCGGCGCAACATGGTGGGCCGATATGCTGGCCTGATCTACCGTGTCGCAGACAACAAGCCGCTGAATCAGCCGTTGGACCGGGCCACCAAGCTGGTTGACATCGTGCCAGTCTGGGAAGGCCAGTTGAATGTCACGAAGTGGCACAGCGACCCAGCAGACGCCGAGCAGTACGGCAAGCCAGCCATGTTCCAGTATCGGCGCCGTGACCTTAGCGCGACCGATAACCAAGGCAAGCCTGACGAGTGGGCCGACGTTCACCCAAGCCGAGTTCAGATCCTCGCTGAGGGCTCGGTGGGTGACATGTTCGAAGGCGTGCCATTGCTGCGCGCAGGCTTCAACCAGTTGGTTGATCTGGAAAAGATCAGCGGCGGCTCTGGCGAATCCTTCCTCAAGAATTCGGCGAGAACCATCGTTTTTGAGTACGAGCCAACGGCATCGGTTCAGGCCATCACGCAGGCAGATGGATCGACCAAGTCCGTGCGCGAGGTGCACGAGGATCAGACACGATCACTGAACCGCAATCAGGACTCGTCCATTGTTTTGCAGGGCGGCAAGGCCAGCACGCTGCAAACCCAGACGTCAGACCCAAAGCCATCGTTCGAGGTGGCCGCGAACCTGTTTGCCGCGTCTGTGCGCTTGCCATTCACGGTCCTGTTTGGGCAGCAGACCGGGCGCCTTGCCTCCAACGAGGACAAGGAAGACGCCATTGCTCGCTACAAGGGTCGGCAAGAGAACGAACTGACGCCGATGATCGAGGAATTCGTTCGGCGTATGCAGGCATGCGGTGTCATCGAGGATGGTGAGTTTGAGGTGGAGTGGCCGGACATTGCGGCGCCGTCCGACGAAAAGAAGCTGGACAACCTCAACAAGATGGCCGAGGCGATGCAAAAGGCGTTCAACGCTGGTTTGGGCCAGCCTTTGTTTGACATCAACGAGCTACGCAAGGCGGCGGGCTATGAAGAGGTTGCCGAAGTTGATATGACTGAGGGCGACCCCTTTGATGACGATCAGCCGTGAAAACGCGCACCAAAAACCCGATCATCCCAGGCAGCAAGAAGGACCGCACCGGGTCGGCTGGCCTGATGCGGCGCGCCGTTGCTGAAATAAATCGCAGGTTCGCGGGTCTTCAGGCTGACGTGCTGGCGACATTCGACAAGATTCGGGTGTATGGCCTAAATGATGCCACCCAGGTGATGTACGGGCTGACACCTGATGAGTTGGCCGCTGTGTCGACCGCTCTTGGTGAGGCTGTTGATCGATGGATCAGCGAAGGCGAGAAGACTGCCTACCGGTTCTGGTGGGCACCATTCAGCGCCGAGGCTGCACACCTTGGCGCGGCGCAAACGGTTGCGAACTTGAGCGGTCTGGCGCCTTCTTACGCGGCAGCCAGGTCATTGCAGGCCGTTGTCTATTCAGACGCCTATAAAAGCCGGGTTGCTGTGGCTCAGATCAAGAGCTACGACTCGTGGAAGGCACTTGGCGAGCGTGCCAGGTCTGACCTGTCGCAGATCATCGGCCGCGCCGTGGTGGACGGGCAGAGTCCAAAGGCAGCGCGCAAGGCCATTGCCGAATCGTTGGACGTGAGCAAATCGCGGGCGATGCTCTACGCGCAAACCGACATCACGGAAACGCTTCGTGAAGCCAGATGGGCAGAGGCCGATTACGCCACCGAGGAATATGGATTGAACATTGGGCTGCTGTGGACGTCTGCGCTGTTGCCGACAACACGCATTACTCATGGGCAGCGCAATGGAATGGTTACGACAACAGAAGAAGTGCGCAAGTTCTACGGCAAGGATGGGAACCGGTATCGGTGCTATCTGCCTGGAACGATTGTCTCAGGTCGGTTCGTCGCTGGCATCAAGTCTCGTTACAAGGGTCCTGCCTTGCGTCTCGTGACTGCTGGTGGCCGAGAGTTGTCCGTGACCGCGAATCACCCCGTGCTGACCTCCAGAGGGATGGTTGCTGCGGCAGAACTCCGCAAAGGCGATAAGCTGATCGCATACGGGGTCAATGTGCATGGTCCCTTTGGGGTAAGCGACTTGGATCGTGGCTTGGCTGGCTCCCGTGTTGAGGATGTATTCGGTGCGCTTGTGGAGTTTGGCCATCAAAGCGCGGCCAGGGTGAGTGCTGTAGACCTCCACGGCGATGCTGTATTCGTTGAGCCAGATGTCGACGTTGTACGGTCCGATAGGGAATTGGTGTTCGGCCTTGACTCCTCTGCGGGTAAGTTCCTCGATCAACTCGCGCTCATACTTCCCGACTCGTCTGCTTCTGGTGGCGGCTCTGGCGATTTTTTCATCCATGCCAATGGGGCGCGTTCTCGCGATCTGATTGGCGCTGATGACGTTGGCCTTGCGCTCAATCTGGGTGAGCTTCGCCATTCTGTTTCGCTGTCCGTCGCTTCTGTTTCTGTGGGGGAGATTGAGGTCAGCAAATGCTTGCACGATTGTCCCTCTCTCGATGCCAGTCCTCTTACTGATGGACAAAATCGACTCCCCATCCAAATGGGCGAGATGAAGCGGGGCGCACAACATCGTGTTTTTGCGGCGAACCCATTCAGCGACCCTGAACCCGGCACGGTGGAACCCATCGGAGATAGTTCTGTCGCATACGCCAAGGCTCTTGGCAATGTCCTTGACGGATTCACCGGACTTGCATCGTTCGATGAGTTGATTGATGTTGTGGCTTTCGAGTATTCGGGGCATGTGTTCGACCTGCAGGAGACAAGTGGGATCATGCTAGGGAGCAACATCGTGGCGTCTAACTGCCACTGCGGCCAGACAGAGTGTCTGCTTGACAAGGACAACAAGCCGATCTTGAGTGATGCGCTCAAGCGGTCTATGAAGGCCGAGCGTGACGCATGGGAGAAAGACGCGGCTCCCTAGCATTCTTCAGCATGAAGAAGACCCGCATTCACATCCTGTCGGCAGTCAATGCCGCGAACGTGTCCAAGACTGGCAACCTCTACACGATCAAAGACGTGTGCGGCGCTGTCGATGGGATCGTCATGAACTCAGCGCTCTATCCTGCTGAGGAACTCAAGGCGAGCGCTGCCAGTCTCAATGATCGGCCAGCCCCGGCAGGGCATCCACGAGACAGCAAAGGCCGGGCCATTTCTGCTTTGAATGGCGAGGCGCTGCTAAGTGCCTACATTGGCAGCATCTGCACCAATGCACGTCACGAAGGTGGCCGCACTCTGGTGGACATTGTCGTCAACGAAGCACAGGCCAAGGCCCATCCTGACGGGGTGAAGCTGATCGAACGCTTGGACGCCGCAATCAGCGGCAACAACGCTGACCCTATCAACGTCAGCACCGGGCTGTGGTGCAAGATGCTGACGGCCAACGGTGAGAGCGGCGGCAAGAAGTACAGCCGCATTGCAACCGGCATCCAGTACGACCATTTGGCGATCTTGCTCAACGAAAAGGGCGCAGGCACACCAAACCAAGGTATCGGCATGTTCCTGAACGCCGACGGCCAAGAGGTCGAGGTCGAGACGGTCGAGGTCAACGAGCAAGCAATTGACCGCCGCTTTGAAGGTGTCACCGGCTGGATTCGCAAGCTGCTGGGCAACTCTGATTTGTCGTTCGATCAGATCTACGAAGGGCTGCGCGCCGTGTTGCCTGAAGGTGCATGGCCGCGAGAAGTGTTCGCCAAGTATTGCATCTACATGGGCGGCGATGACCGTCTGTACAAGCAGGACTACACGGTCGATTCAGGCGGCTCCGTAGCATTGCTTGGGCAACCTGTGGAAGTGGTCCGCAAGGTCGAGTACGAACCAGTCACCAACAGCAACGAGGTGGACACCGTGAAAGAAAAGATCCTCGCCGCGCTCAATGCAGCCGGCATTAAGACGGAAGGCCTGGACGAATCCCAGTTGCTGACCGCGTACAACGCAATGGTGGCACAGCCAGTGCAAGACAAGCTCAACGCAGCGAACACGCAGATCGCCACATTCGAGGCCAACGCCCGCGCAGTCCAAGAGGCTGAAGTGGCGGCGCTGGCTGCTGAGTTGGCTGTCAACAGCGTCCTCTCCGTTGATGACCTGAAGAAGCTGGGCGCCGATCGCCTCAAGGAACTGAAGGCCAACGCGCACGCCGCCCCCATCACTGTTGGTGGCGCCAATCCCGGCAAGCAGTCGGAGTTCTCCGGCTACTCGCTCAACTCTCACATTGACGAAAAGAAGGAGGCCTAAATGCCTAATCGTGTCTACCGAGGGCCTGCTGATCGTCAGCCTAAGACCCTGTCAAACCGTACCGTGAACGGCGCCCTGTTGCCCGCCACGTTCGTGACTGTCAACGCAACCCAGTTTTCCCAAGCAACTGCCGTGTCTGGTGGCCGCTTGGCCCTCTTGGCAAACCGTGACTTCTACGGCACCGACTTCGGCAACTCAAACGACCCGTTGCTCACCGCTTACGCATCCGGCGATACCGGCGTGGCCTACATCGTTGAGCCTGGTCAAGAGTACCAAGCCGCGTTGGCTGCAGCGACCTACACCAATGGCCAGGAATTGACTGTTGGCGCATCCGGTCGTTTGACTGCTGCTGCATCAGGCAACGTTGTGGCCGCCTACTACGACGGTGCCACTGGCGCGAAGTCGGCAGGCGATTTGGGCGACGTGATCATCGCCCCGTTCTACACCAAGGCTTAAAGGAGGCCCGCATGCTGCGTTTTACTCAAGAGCAAGAGCTGGCCGTCAATCAGGCCCGCGAAGCATTCAACCTCACACAGGCCGCTTTGGCC